CAGAAATGAAAAAGAATGATATTGCCAAACTTTTAGATGAGGGTTCACTTGTAAATTTAAAGGGGTCCTCATTTACAGCACAAGAATGTAAAGTACGTTCACCAATTTATATGTATCAAAAAATACCCATCGGTTATCGTGAACCAGGTGATATCAAAATAGATAAATTTGCTTTCACAGACTTTTCACTTCAAAGTCAACAAGAGTTTTATGATCACATTATAAGAAATTTTAATACAGATGTGTGGATATGTTCTTGGGCCGAAGATACTGCAACAAATGATATCTTTGATACGCAATTAGGTTTGCAAAAAGTCGGTACAAAGGTTACTACATTTGGTGAATTGATTGTGTATTGGTTTTTACCATACTCAAAAGATATGTTTGGTGAAAGCAGAAAACATCCAAAAGTCCCTGACACAGAATACCATAATCTTGTAAAATTAAAATTGCCTACTGATATCTCACATCTTATATCTGCAATACAAGAGAAAATTTCTAAACTTCCTGTATTTACTAACCATTATTCAAACTATAATAAACGCAAATCTTGGTCAGCAGTATCTTTAAGAGGGTACAGTGCAGAACCAGAGTTTATTACAGACCCAGCAGAAATGAATAAGAAATGGAAAGAGGAAAATAAAGATGTGTTATTTGAAATGCAAGATACATATCTATATGATGACTTTCCTGAAGTGAGAGAATTGGTGAAGATGCTCAAAGCAGAAGAGATACATCGTGTGCGATTTATGAAATTAAATGCTGGAGATGGTGAATTAGACCGACATACTGATTTGGTTGATCCGAAAGGAGGATTGGCAGATGGTAAGTTAATGCGAATACATTTTCCTATTATCACTAATGACAAAGTTCTGTTTGAGTCCTGGGACTTGACAGGGCATAAGCAATGTGCTAATATGAAGGTTAATGAAGCATGGATGTTGGATACTAGAAAACCTCATCGTGCAGTAAATGAAGGAACAGAAGATAGAGTGCATTTAGTGATTGATGTAGTTGCAAATTCAAATGTAAGAACATTATTATGAATTAGAAAGGTAAAAATGGAAACAAAGTACAAACTATTAGTTAGAGGTGTAGGTAATTATGCTGAAGATAGTTTATGGAAACTCTTTTATGTTATTATGAAACACAGATTTGAACACCTTTTAAAAGGTGAAGGATGGACCGATTGAGTACATTATGGGAAGAAACTGAGGAGGATTATCTTGAACTTGTAAAAGATTGGATAGATCCATATCCTACTCCACAACTTATTGAGCATGATGGTGTTCTTGTGGTACGAGATGATTTGCTTAATGCAGGTTCTAAAGTTCGTTTTGTAGATAAACTTATAGGATCGAATACTGATATTAATGAATGGGTTTTTGGATCATGCCCTGCTACAGGATACGCACAAATAAGTCTACCAATTGCATGTAAACGCCATAATAAAAAAGCAGTATTGTTTATGGCGAAACGTGATGAAAAAAATCTTACTGAGTATCAGAAACGAGGTATAGAATTAGGTGCTGATTATCATTGGGTTGAAAATGGTATGCTGACTGTTACACAGAAACGTGCAAAAGATTATGCCGCCGAATCTTCTGATAGAATGGTTCTGCCTTTAGGGCTTGAGCATCCGTCCGTTCTCGGTTCAATTATAAAAGTAGCAAGAGATTTGCCAATTACACCTACTGAAGTGTGGACTGTTGGTTCAAGTGGTACATTGAATAGGGGGTTGCAATTAGCATGGCCTCATGCTACAATACATGTAATAAGTGTAGGTCATACAATGAATGAACGTGAAATTGGTAGAGCAATCTATCATCGTAGTGAATATAAATTTGATCAACCTGTGAAAGAAGATGAGATGCCACCTTTTCCATCTGCTCCTACATATGATGCAAAAGCATGGAAGTTTATTCAAGAATTATCTGATAAAAAGGGTACAACATTACTTTGGAATGTGGGTGCATGAAACATTTTTATGAACGTAATAATTACGTATTAGATCATGAAGTCAATAAAACATTTGAAGAAGTTCTTTGGATGTCAGATGAAGAATTTCGTCAATGGTTGACAGATATGAGAAAGACAATTGCATATGCTTGGGATGAACTTGGATTGCCTCCGAGAGTTGGTTGGAATAAAGATGACATTATAAAACAATTTAATAAGATGTCTTCATTCCCAGTTCATGAAATGGACAAAGGTGACAATATTGTTCGTAATACATCTGTGATCGGTAATGCCTGTAATCAGTTTTTTCCGACAATGATGAAAACACGAATTAATTATTCCAAGAATGATGATGGTCTTTCGATCTATGATCATTTTGTAGATGATAAATTGTCTGAAAAGGTTTACAAGTATTCTCATCGTCATTTCAAACGTGACAGTTTCTATGAATATTCTCAAACGATACCGATCAAAGGTAATATAAAAGATTTTTTGATACCTGCAGAATCGGGTAAGCAATGGGTTGAAATATTTGAACGTGATTTTCGACATAAAGAGTCTCATGATTATTGGATTGCTCCACATTCTGAAGATACGGAATATACTGGACATAATCAAGATCTTGTGAACGTGAAATGGTGTACATTGACTAAAGATGAAATTAATGAATTGAATATTCCTGAGAAATGTCTTGTTAATGCAAAATTGGATGATAATGATTTGTTTCGAATTCGTTTATTTAAATTTGGGCAGAGAATATTTCCTGTTGGTTTCAAAGCATTTAGAATTTCATGGTGTCAATATGCAGTAAATTTTCCTCCACTTACGGCTAAATATTTGTATGAGAAATACACTGAACATATTAAAGACCAAGATATTATCAATATCTATGACCCTTCTAGCGGCTGGGGCGGTCGTATCCTTGGGGCTATGTCTGTCCGTGACGACCGCAATATCCATTATATTGGCACGGATCCGAACACTGATCATACGATTGAAGAATTGGGGATTACAAAATATGAATACCTTGCGAAATTTTTTAATGAAAATAAATATGGAACACTTTTTCCACACAATCATTCCTATGAAGTCTATCAACTCGGTTCGGAAGAAATCCAAAATAATAAGCACTTTCAAACGTACAGAGGAAAACTTGATATCGTTTTCACAAGTCCTCCATATTTTGCAAAAGAGGCCTATTCAGAAGACGAAGAACAATCCTACAAAAAATTCCCCCAATACCAATCTTGGGTAGATGGTTTTTTAAGACCTACTCTTGAGACATGTATTGAATATTTAAAACCTAACCGATATTTGCTTTGGAATATTGCTGATGCAAAGTTTGGTCCTGACATGCTTCCTCTTGAAGAAGATAGTAATAAGATACTCCGAGAACATGGTATGGAATTTATTGAAGTTGTGAAGATGACTTTAGCATGGATGCCAGGAGGTAATCGAATTGGAGAAGATGGTAAGCCGAGTTATAAAAATGCAGTTCAGGTTGATGGTAAATGGTTTAAATATGAACCGATTTTCGTATGGCGAAAAAACTCTTGACTTTTTAAACTAGATATAAGATAATATAAATGAACGTGATGAGTTATTAACCCTTTCGTAATGAGGAAATATGGGAGATGTAATAGCAATGCGACCGAAATGCGAAGTTCCTGGTTGTGGGAAGAACGCACATAATACTAATACCACTGCTAATCCACGATATAGAAAGGCCTCTTGGGTTCGTGAAGAATTCGGAGTCGAGAATGGTTATGTTTGTGGAAAACATCATTTCAAGAATTATGGTATTGGAGGTTGGGAATACAAGATTTATCGAGAAGATCATCGTGAATGTGAAAACAAGGACGGTCATTTAAATTTTCCTTGTACCTTTGTTCTTCCTGACTCGGCTATTCTAGAGGGTCGAGATTGTGATGTATATGAGATAGTTCTTCAGGTAGATCATATTGATGGAAATCATTTGAACAATGATCCTGAAAATCTTCAGGTTCTTTGTGCAAATTGTCATTCTCTTAAATCATATATGAATTATGATTATGCAAGCCCTGGCCGTAAGACTCGGGTTGCTTAAAAGCGAGTGTATCTCAGTTGGTAGAGAACCACGTTGCCAACGTGGATGTCGCCAGTTCGACCCTGGTCACTCGCTCCAAAAAACCAAAAAAACTCTTGACAAATGGTCCGATATATAGGATAATATAAGTGAAAGTTGAAAAGCACTAACCTTAACCAAAATTCCGTATGAATCTTAGAAACTCGAAATCGATGCTGGCAAAATTGCTTGCTACCGAAAATATTACGGTTGAGCATGGTAATTATCAGACTGCCGCTTTCGATCCTAAAAATCGTGTCCTTTATCTCCCAGTTTTTAGATGGATGGACGGAGATGTATATGACTTACTGGTTTTACATGAAGTTAGTCATGCATTGAACACTCCTGCTGATGGTTGGCATTCTGCTGACAATTCTAAAGGAAAAGGTTATAAATCATTTCTCAATGTGACTGAAGATGCTCGTATTGAGAAAAAGATCAAACGTAAATATCCTGGTGCTTCAAAAGCCATGGTACTTGGTTACCGTGAATTGATGCGACAGGATTTTTTTGGAATTAAACATATAAATGTTGAAAAACTTCCCCTTATTGATCGTATTAACCTTCATACAAAAGGTGGTGCTTCAATGGGAATTGAGTTTTCTGAAGAAGAAAAAGTTTGGGTTGATGAGTTAATGAAACTTGAGACTTTTGATGAGATTGTTGAATACACAAATCGTCTTTATGATTATTGTGCTGAAAATGAAAGTGAGACTGATAATCATGATATGTCAATGATGAGTAATTATTATGAGGATTCAGATGAAGATGATTTTGATGATGATTTTGATATGATGGGCGAGTCTCCTGCAGATTGGGATGAAAATGAAACTGAAGAAACGGATGGTAATTCAGGTATGAAAGGGGAATCTGGAGAATCTGATGAGGAAGATGATTCTGATGGTCCTGAATCCGAATCTGATAGTGATTCTGGTAAATCGTCTGCTGACAAGTTCAAGGATGAAGTTGAAAAGGCAATGAATGAAATGAGGGCCGAGAATGAGTCCAAGTCTGAAGAAAAGTCTGAAGAAAAGTCTGAAGGATCAAATGAGACTCAGCCGACTCCGACTGCAGGAGGATATGGTTCTGAAACTGATATGAATGATAAAGCCGGTCCTCGTTCAATTACGGATGAATATTTTCGTGCAAAGGAAGAGGAATTGAATGAAGAAATTGATGAAGATAAAAAGTTTATATATGCTGATCTTCCTAAGCCTGATTTGAAAGAGATTGTATGGGATTATAAACTGATTCAGGAAGAGTTTGAGAAATATTATGGACAGGAAAGTTCAAGATACTATGGAACTTTGAGTCCCAAAGAATCTTGGAATACTGCTCCTAAAGTATTCAAAAAATTCCGTGAAGAAAATAAATCAATCATCGATTATCTTGCAAAAGAATTTGAGATGAAAAAACGGGCTGATGAATATAAGAGAACCGCAAGTGCTAATACTGGGTTGCTGGATACTTCAAAATTGTATTCTTACAGATATTCTGAGAACCTTTTTAAGAGGGTTGCTACGGTTCAATCTGGTAAGAATCATGGATTGGTCATGTTTATTGATTGGTCTGGTTCTATGCAAGCCAACATGGCTGGAACAATGGAGCAGTTAATGATTTTAGTTATGTTTTGCAGAAAAGTTCATATTCCATTTGATGTTTATGCATTTTCTGATCGATTGTGTAGAATGGAAAGTCGTTTATTTACAAATAACTCTTCTTTTGGTGAATCTCGTGAACCTAAAGAAGAGAAAAAGCCTAATTGGGAGTTGGGTCCTAATACAATGATATATGAAGATCGTTTTAATTTGATGCAGTTATTTTCAAATAAAATGTCTAATACTGAGTTTAATAAGGCATGTTGGAATGCTATCAATATCCGTGATTTTTATAAGTCACGGCAACGATACTCTTCTTATGATATAGAAATTCGAAATCCTCAAATTCCTAATATTTTTGGCTTGGGTGGAACTCCTTTGAATGCTTCAATCGTTGCCGCCCATGATTTGATTCGAAAATTCAAAAAAGATAATAATGTTCAGATTGTTAATTCTGTCTTTTTGACTGATGGAGATTCCCATAGTTGTAATGCTTATCGTGACCGTAATAATGTTGAAAAACATATTGGAAGTCGTGATAATTTAACTATCCGTGACCGAGAGTCTAAGACCGAAATTTCAAGAAAAATGAGTTATAGACACCGAGAGCAAACCGAAATGCTTTTCGATTCTCTCCGTAAGTCTGTTGGAGTTAATATTATTGGATTCTTTTTAGTTAATCGAATTGACCGCCATAAAGTTGGTATGATGATGCCTAAGCATGGTAAAACATCTTATGAAGATTTTATGACTATGTGGCGTAAAGAGAAATGTCTTGTTACTGATATCGATGGTTATGATAATTTATACATAATTAAAGATGGTGCTGATTTACAAGTTGATGGTAATTCAGAACTTGACAAAGTTGATGCTGGAGCAAAAAAATCTGCGATTCGATCTGCTTTTAAGAAGATGAATCGTAAAAAACTACGCAACCGTGTAGTTCTTAATAAATTTGTTGAACTTGTAGCATAGGAGAAAAATGACGGAAGAAGAAAGGAAAAAGACTGTGAGTTTTAAAGATGGTACCGTATTGAAAAAAGGAGATTCTTATTCTGATGAAGAATGGGGTGATATACTTCTTAAAAAAGAGATGGAAATTAGAGATATTGCAGAAAAAACTCTTGACAAAAGTGAATGATTTAGGTATAATAGTACCTGTGAGTGAGAAATTTAATCTTTTCGTAATGAGGATATATGATGTATGCACAATTGACTGAAAAACAGAAACAATTTGTTGACCTGGCAATTTCTGAAGGTTTTACTGAAGAGATTACTACAAAGGATATTAAAGAGTTGCAAACTAAACACGGCGGTAATTTATCTGTACAATGGTTGCAGAAAGATGATACTTTACGTATGGCACGTGGAGTATACCGACTCCCAAGTGTGGCCGCTAATGGTGCGGTTGTAATGAGTGAAAGCACTTCTAACCCTGTATCCTCAGAATTAACTATGATTGCTACCAAAGTAGATGAGAAGGTCACTAAGATTGAACCTTCACTTCCTGCATCTATTACTAATACTGAAGATGTGAGTTTTGTTCCTGAAATCGATTCAACATTTGTTCCGTTTGGACAATTTAAAGATATTCATAATATCATTAAATCAAAATTGTTCTATACTGGATTTATTACTGGTTTGTCTGGTAATGGTAAAACGTTTCTTGTAGAGCAGGCGTGTGCTAAGGCCAATCGTGAATTGTTCCGTGTGAACATCACTATTGAAACCGATGAAGATGATCTTCTTGGACATTATGTTTTGATTGATGGTCAAACCGTCTGGCAAGATGGTCCTGTGATACAGGCAATGGATCGTGGTGCAGTTATGCTTCTTGATGAAGTTGATCTTGCATCAAATAAGATTATGTGTTTGCAACCAGTTCTTGAGGGTAAAGGTGTATATGTCAAAAAAATAAATCGTTTTGTCAAACCCAAGGCTGGTTTTAATGTGATTGCGACTGCAAATACCAAAGGAAAAGGTTCTGATGATGGTCGATTTATCGGCACAAACATCCTCAATGAGGCTTTCCTTGAGAGATTTGCAATTACTATTGAGCAAGAATATCCTACTCCTGCTACCGAGAAGAAAATTCTCGTGGGTATCATGCAATCACTTGGTTGTCTTGATGATGAGTTTGCACAAAAATTAGTTGATTGGGCAGATATTATCCGTAAGACTTTTTATGATGGCGGAATTGATGAGATTGTTGCCACAAGGAGACTTGTTCATATCGTTAATGCTTTTAAGATTTTCGGTGACCGAATGAAGTCTATTCAACTTTGTGTTAACCGTTTTGATGATGAAACCAAACAGGCATTTCTTGACCTGTACACCAAAGTTGATGGTGAAGTTAATAAACCTTCAGAAGAGTCTATCGAAGGAGGTGAAACTCAAGATGATTCTGATGACTTATCACCTTTTTAATTGACATATAAATAAAATAGGAGTCCTAATTGGACTCCTATTTTTGTATTTACTAGTGAGAAATTATGAATATAGAATTAAACGGAAATGTGATTGTCCGTCATAAATCAGTACCAAATTGCGAGTGGTGCGATAAAGCAAAAACACTATTGGATGAAAAAAAACTACCCTATGCGATAGTTGATTCCGATAAATGGTTTTTTGGTGCATTGATGAAAGAGACAAAATCAAAAAAGGTCCCTCAAATTATCATGAAAGGTAGATTTGTAGGTGACTATAATGGATTAGTAGAATATTTAGAGGAGAATAATGAGAGTACCTAATACTAAATGGAAAATACGTAAAGGTCCCGATTGGTGGGACGAATCTGCTGAAGATTATTTTAAGGGTAAACGTGTTCTGGTAGTATCTTTACCAGGTGCGTTTACACCTACTTGAAGTTCACAACAACTTCCAGGTCTGGAAGAATTGTATGAACAATATAAAGATCATGGTATTGATGAGGTGTATTGTCTTTCTGTAAATGATTCTTTTGTTATGAATGCTTGGGCGGATAGTTTGAATATTGAAAAAGTTCAAATGATTCCGGACGGTAGTGGTCAATTTACAAGAGACATGGATATGCTAGTATGGAAACCAGGTCAAAATTTTGGATATCGAAGTTGGAGATATGCCATGATTGTTAATGACATGGAAGTGGAAAAGATGTTTGAGGAAGAAGGAAAAAATCAAATGGGACTTGATGATGATCCTTATAATGTTACAATTCCTGAAAATATATTGGTTTATTTGAGGGTCGCAAGCCCTAAAATTGAACCAATTTCACCTGTTCCTGGGGGAATGACTACTGAGAATATGACTTCTGATACAGACATAAGTGTAGCAGGAGATATTTCAACAGGATCTCATCCCCAAACTGATAATGTTTCTGTTGAGAAAAAGACTTCATCAGAAGATATGGCAGGACCTTTTTAAGGAGAAATATAGTGCATATAGAAGTGAAGGCAAGTGAATTGCAGAAGAAAAAATTATTTGTAGCAACTCCTATGTACGGTGGACAATGTGCAGGCATGTATTCAAAAGCATGTATTGATCTTGCAACAATGTGTGCCAATTATGGAGTTGAGTGTAGATTCTTTTTTATATTTAATGAATCTCTTATTACAAGAGCAAGAAATTATCTTGTTGATGAGTTTTTGAGGGCAGAAGAATTTACTCATTTAATGTTTATTGATGCAGATATTAATTTTAATCCGAAAGATGTATTATCTCTTGCCGTTCTTTGTGATGATGATAAGCCCATTATAGGTGGACCATATGGTAAAAAATGTATTGCTTGGGAGCGTATTCGACAAGCGGTTGATATTGGTATTGCGGATGAATCACCAGAAGAATTGCAAAAATTTACTGGAGATTTTGTTTTTAATCCCGTACAAGGTACTCAAGAATTGCAGATTAATGAACCTGTAGAAGTTTTAGAGATTGGTACAGGATTTATGATGGCCCAAAGAGAAGTTTTCACTAGATGGAAAAAAGCCTATCCGCAGTTTAATTATAAGCCTGATCATAATCGTTCAGAACATTTTACGGGTGATCGATATATTCATGCGTATTTTGATACTGTTATTGATAATCAAAAATACATAGGTTTGGCTTCAAATGATTCAGATAGATATTTATCTGAAGATTATATGTTTTGTCAATTAGCAAGACATATAGGAGAAAAGATTTATTTATGCCCTTGGATGAAATTGGGTCATGTTGGAACTTATGTATTCGATGGTACAATGGCAGATCTTGGGAGAATAGATCAATCAAATCAATGGGCGGCCGCAAATTTAAAAAAGGCAGAGGAATTGAGATCGGAGAGAAAACTTCAAATTGAAAATGCTAAAGCGGTTGAAGAAATTGAGACCGTTCAACAACGTAGTGAATCTAGAAAGGAGAGGAGACAAAAGACTAAGAAGAAAAGTTGACAAATCGAAATAATATGATATAATATTTAAATTTAATCTTAATATGGAGTTATTATGAAATTAAGTGAAGAAACATTAGCAGTCCTTAAAAACTTTTCTGCTATTAATAATGGAATCTTTTTTGAACAAGGAAAAACCATTAAAACAGTATCTCCACAAAAATCTATTCTCGTGGATGCAAAAGTTGAGGAAGAGGTTCCTACTGACTTTGGTATCTATGATTTGAATAAATTTCTTGGAGCCCATTCATTATTTGAAAATCCAGAAATTGAATTTCAAGATAAGTATTTGACTTTTTCTGGAGGAAATAGTCAAGTAAGTTATTCTTATTGTGATGCAAGTTTAGTGGTTCGTCCTCCTAATAAAGAGGTTGCTTTACCTACAGTTGATGTTACATTTAAAATGCCGAAGACGGTATATGATTCAGTTGTAAAAGCCGCTATGGTACTGCAGGTTCCTGAGATTGCGGTTATTGGTGATGGAACGAAATTGAAACTTGTCGCAAGTGAGAGTAAAAATACCATGAGTGATAAATTCAGTTATGATGTTGGAGAAACAAATAAAACATTTTCAATGATTTTTAAAGTTGAAAATTTTAGTAAATTGATGAGTAAAGACTATACAGTTTCTATATCATCTAAAGGTCTTTCTAAGTTTGAATCAGATGATGATAAATTGATATATCATGTAGCAATAGAGCCAAATTCAAATTTTGAAGGGTAATAATGCAAAATCGTGAATCATTTCTTTGGGTTGAGCGGTACCGTCCAAAGACAATTTCGGAATGTATCCTACCGGATCATATTAAAGAAATATTTGATGGAATAAAAATTCAAGGTCGTATTCCAAATATGATTCTTTCTGGTGGTCCGGGAACAGGTAAAACCACCATTGCCAAAGCATTATGCAATGAAATTGGCTGTGATTATCTGTTCATTAATGGTTCTGAGGAATCAGGTATAGATGTTCTTAGAACAAAGATACGAGGTTATGCTTCTACTATGAGTTTCGATGGTGGAAGTAAAGTTGTGATTCTTGATGAGGCCGATTATCTTAATCCCCAAAGCACCCAGCCTGCTCTTAGAGCATTTATAGAAGAATTTGAAAAGCATTGTACATTTATTCTTACGTGTAATTATGCTAATCGAATTATATCTCCTTTACATTCAAGATGTCAAGTTGTAGATTTTAAGATAGGTAATGAAAATAAACCTACTATGGCTGGTCTTTTTATGAAACGTGTAGGATATATATTAGACACGGAGCAAATAGAATACGATAAAAAGGTAGTTGCTGAGATAATTATGAAGCATTTTCCTGATAACAGGAGGGTGCTTAATGAACTTCAAAAGTATGCTTCTTCAGGGACGATAGATGCAGGCATTCTTTCTCAAGTTGCAGAGGTCAATTTAAAAGAATTGATGTTTGCAATGAAGGGTAAAAAATTCAATGATGTCCGTAAATGGGTTGCTGACAACATTGATAATGATCCCCAAAAGATCTTTAGAAAAATATATGATGTTGCATCTGAGTATGTTCAACCACCATCTATTCCGCAGTTAATTTTAATTTTAGCGGACTATCAATATAAATCTGCATTTGCGGCGGACCAAGAACTTAATCTAGTGGCCTGTCTTGTAGAACTTATGGTAGAATGTCAATTTAGTTAAGGATACCGATGTTAAACACTAAATCAATACTGATTATGAGTTTGATGGTGAGTATTGGTTATGGATGTGTGCAAAAACAATATGCAAAAATAGAAACACCAACGGATAATTCAACAGTTGAAACAACGCCTGCAAGACAGTGGGATCCAGTCAGAAGAGAGTTTTGGACGGTAATGTTATTTACTCAATTGTCTAATATGCCTCAGATAAGAGTGAGATTTGCTCCTAAATATTTACATGGAATGGTAAGATGTGCTATAGAAGAATATGAAAGAAGGTATGATATAGAATATTTTGAAAAAGTTTTTGGTGTATCTGCAGGTAAACTTTCTCCGGATAATGGTAAAATAGCATATGATATAACTTTTGAATGTTCTGAAAAACAAATGAAAATTCAACAAGAAGATTTTCAGAAAAAGGCGATGGAGGAGCCAGATCTTAAAGATATGATTTGATTATGGATGGTTATAAAACTGAATTTTTAACAAAAGAACAGTCTTATACTGCAGATTTTGATTTTTCTAATTTTAGAGAAAGAAAAGATGTATATTCTTTTTTACTTCAAGAAGGACCTTTAGATTGGGAATGTCTCAGTCGAGCATATTTCCAAGACAGGAAATTATTTTCAAAATATGTTGGAGTTTCTAAAACACATGCAGGATATGGTGATGTTGTAAAATGGCAATATATAGATAATCTTGATTCTAGGCATATCTTTTTTTCAACATTTATTTTTTCGCATTGTAAAAATGTGAAAGAAATAGTTGAAATAGGAGGTGGTTATGGAAATATGGTTCGTTTAAATCATCCTGTTATAAATTTTGATAAATGGACTATTGTGGATTTGCCTTTCGTATCAAATTTACAAAAATGGTATTTGAGTCATGAAATAAAAAATGTTAGTAAACTTAGATTTGTATCAGCATATGATTATTCGTCTATTATTGATAATAAATTTGATCTTTGTATAGGTACTAATAGTATAAGTGAATTGGCATGGGATGATTTTGAAACATATTATAATTCTATAATATTAAATTGCAAATATTTTTTCTATGCTGGACATACTTATAATTGTGGAAGAGAGTTATTATCTGCTAAATTGAAACATATTTCTAATGATTTTTCTTTGGTGAAGAATTTTGATGAAGGTTTTATTGATAGTTATGATGATAATATTTTATATAATAATTTATATGAGAATACTAGATTATGACTCCTTTTGATTTTTTAAATGAAATAAATTATGGTAAAAAAGACTTGATGATTGATGATATTGATTATCAAATTGAGAAGCAATATAATCCTTATATTATCAATCGTGGCCTTTCATATTTTCTTGATACTATAGTTGATGCTAATGAGATGAACATTAGGCACCATCTAGATAAAAAACTTCAAAACGCCTACTTACTAAATATCATAAGGAAGAAGAAACGATTCTCAAAATGGCACAAAGCGGAGAAATCTGAATTGCTAGAAATCGTTATGAAGTTTTATGGTTATAGTATTAAACGAGCAAAAGAAGTTTTACCCTTATTAACGGCTGAAAATATAGAAGAAATGCGAGAGGTTTTAGATGAGGGTGGGATGAAAGGAGTGAAATGAATCATGGAGTGGACCAATTAATAGAAGTTACAATAAAAGAATCAGACGATTTTCTTAAAATTAAAGAGACACTAACTCGTATTGGTGTTGCCTCACGGAAAGACAAGACTCTTTATCAATCTTGTCATATTCTTCATAAACAACAGAAATATTATATAGTGCATTTTAAAGAATTATTTGCACTTGATGGTAAACCTACTAACTTTTCAGAAAATGATGTTGCTAGAAGAAATACTATTACTAATCTTTTGGCAGAATGGGAATTATTATCAATAGTGAATCCTGAAAAAACAAAAGATCTGGTAGTATCATTAAATCAACTAAAAATTCTTTCTTTTTCGGAAAAGGAAGAATGGACCCTTACCCCAAAATATAATATTGGCAAAAAATCATAATGGGCGATTCTGTAGATTATTGGAGTCAAGTGGATACAATTAAATTACAACAAAAATTAGGTGTTTATTGTTTACATGATGATATGGAAATTCCTGTATTTGCTACTGATGCATCTGCTTGTTTTGATATAAGAGCATATTTGAGAACAGGAAATAAAATTACATCATATAATACTAGAAATAATAAGATAGAGACAATATTAACTCTAGATCAATATGTTTTGCTTCCCCATTGGAGAGCATTGATCACTACAGGTTTAATTTTTGATATACCAAAAGGTCATCATATTAAGGTGCATCCTCGTTCTGGTAATGCATTGAAAAAGGGTTTAGTTACTGCAAATAATACTGGTGTAATAGATGAGGATTATGTATTAGAATGTATGTGTATAATGATAAATGATTCAGAGGAAAATATTGTTATTGAACATGGAGATAGAATAACACAAGCAGAATTATGTAAAACTTTAGATTATGTTATTGGATTTCAGATTAATAAACCTGGGCAAAAAACTGACCGAGATGGTGGTTTTGGTTCTACAGGAACTTGACAAATCCAATTTTTGTGATATAATTTATTATAAATAGATTTATAGTTGTATTGAGATGTGCCAATGAAGGGCATCTCTTATCGTGGCACTACGCCACACGGAGTTAGCCAATGCGTAACTCCAAAATTAATCTCGCTAATTTAGGAGATAATTATGTTGAATAGTCACATGTCTATAACATTCCCACAAAACATTCGAGAGTTTGAAAAGGCGTTCCAAGCAAGCGTTGGATTCGATTCTTTTTTCTCTCGTCTATTTGATGTTGATCCTGGTGCATCTGCAAGCACGGGATATCCCCCTTATAACATCAAAAAAACTGGTGAGTTTGCGTATCAAGTTGAGATGGCACTCGCTGGATTCTCTAAAGATGAATTACAGGTAGAAGTGGCGGACGGTACACTTTCAATAAAGACCGTTCCCTCAGAAAAAGAGGAAGGAGATGACTTCCTTCATCGTGGAATTGCTAAGAGGCAATTTGCCAGAAAGTTCACTCTCTCCGACGATGTGGTCGTGAAGGGTGCAGACCTGTTTAACGGGCTTCTAACCATTGACCTGGAAAGAGTTGTACCAGAGGAAAAGAGACCTCGGGAAATTCCTATCAATGATGGAGTGAAAGTTGTAGATCATAAAATTGTATAAATTTTAGGGCGGTCTTCGGACCGCCTTTTTTTTGGAGTATAATAGAATAATGGCCAGTCCAGATGCCGCCTTTTGGATTAATCCTGAAGGATTAATTTATAGAGTATCTATAACTCATATTAAGGATGTCATTAGATTTCCTAATAAGTTTGGTTTGTCTATACGAGACATTCAAAAGGTCTTTAATAAACATGATGAACCATTGGGTCATGAGGGTAAAGCAAGAGAAGAAATTTTATTGAATCTCTTCAAGAGAAA